CCAGAACGCGGTGTTAGCTGATCGTATATCACCAGTGCGCAGTGCGTCGCCTATCCTTGTGGCAAAGGCTTCAAGCACGCGTATATAGCGCAGTGATGCCGATCGCACGTCGATCTCCGGCTCAATGTAATCCACTGGCGTGCGCTGATCGATTGCGATGTTTGGACTCATGCGTCTAATCGCAATCGCAAGCACTGGTAAAGTTCGGCCAGTGGTTCGAGCGCTGCGGCGAGACTTTGGCATTTATCCCGCTCCCATGACTCAACTGGATGATCTTTGATCTCGTGGTTGATCTCGCCCATTAAACGCTGAGTCGCTCTGATCGAGTGAAAGTTGAAATTTGACTCGTGGAGCTGTTGCGGCTTGTGATCGCCGTCACCGTTGCTTTGCAGTCTTACGTGGTACGCCTCGCTCAAATTTGTAACATTTACCAATTTGTCTCGGTTCTCGAAGATCCAGATGTAATTATCTGCGCTCTTTCGGGAGAATGGAGCGTTTTGATCTATCCATGGCAGCCATTGACCATGCTTCACTGCACCACGCACATGAGTGAGCAGTTCTCCGATTCGAGAAGCAACGGCGACCGTCTTTTGAGCTAGTCCGTTTAGCTGCGAATTGAGAGAACGAATTTCGTCAACCGTGTCTGTCCACGCGTTTCTGGGGGCTGCGAGCGAATATCCCACTTGGGATTACGCTTTTATCCTAATCCTGCTGACTAGCAAGAACAATCTTCACTGAACGAGTTTTAATGCTCTGGCCGCTTTCATGTTTGAATGAATCCAATCGTGGCATCCTCGACAGATTGCGATCAGATAGCGTGGATCGGTCAGCATTGCGCCGACTCGACCGCGCATATGATGGACTTCAATCGAATGATTCATGCAGTCGGCAATTTCACAAAACGGAGCGCGCTCGAGAATTCCTTTCTTGACTACAATCCATTTGCGATATTCTTTTGCCTTCGCTTTGCTCATCTTTCGCAGAGGCGTTCTTTTCATACCGCCATGGCCTCTAACTGATTCTGAGCGGCCCGCAATCGCGCCCTGAGTGACAGGACGTATTCGTGATCGTAGGTGTCCGGATTGGCTTCGTGTGTGTCGAGTAAATCCTTGAGGCCCTGAATTCGCTGCACTTTCTTAATCGCTCTCGCCTTGTGCGCTTTGCCTTGCTCCCAATCGTCCCATTGTGCTCCGTGTCTGCTCATTTGAATTGCTCCTTGAATCGTGCGGTTTCTTCGTGCGCGATGCGGCGCGCGTTGGCGATCTCGGCCTCGGTAGGTTCTCGCTTCTCTGTCATTTTCGGGTAGCTCGGTGCGCGTTCTTTCGGTCGAGTCTTTTGCTGTCCATTCCTATTCGGCGGGAAAAGTCCCTGCCAATTGCCTCGAATCGACGCGGACAAGACTTCGATCTGGTCCGTTTCGGTGAATTGCTTCAGCCACTTGACCTGTTCTGTGAACATATTATCCCAAGACTTCGGTTTCTTGCCCATTCCACGGCGAACTGCCATCCATTCTGTAAACTTGTCTTTGACACATTTTGACAGAGTTGAACAAACATTGACCTCTTCTTCTACTTCTTCTTGTACTTCTGCTTTCTTCTTCTTAGCTCTAGCCTTTCGTTGAGCATCTCGGAAGTAAGACCGGCGGGCCTCTTCGTCCTTCAGCCGACGGTAGTGCTGATAATTGACGATCTGCCAACCCCAATCTCGATTCTTGTCCAGTGGAACGAGTCGCTTTCCATCTTCCATCTTTGACCGGCTCTTCGAGTCTGGTTGGCAAAGTTGACCGATGTATTTCCTCACCTCTGATTCAGGCACGTTCGTTCGACGACTGATTGCTTCATGCGTCATATCCACCGCGCCAGTAGGATCGGCTAGGACGAGAAGGTCCATGAACATACGTCTGCAATTGTAATCCTCAGCAATAGAGGAATCGAAGATTTGACCGAAGACTTTAGCGAACATTACTTTGATTCAATACTGTCTTTGACGGAGCGTCAAGCAAATGCTTTCAGAATCGCCGCGGAACACCCGCTGCGCGTTTTACGTGTCCCTGATTTGTAGATTTTGCCCATACGCTTCAGTTCCGAAACGCGGCCGCTAATTGCATTCGGGGTGGTCTCGAAAAACACAGCCAACTCGTCAACGGTCGCTCCTTTATCCCCCAGGTCCTCTAACTCGTGTAATATGTCTGCTTGCCAATCGGTTAACTTCTCCATGATGACATGAAACGCCGCCGTGCTTTGCTCGTTGCCCCTGTGCCGTCGCGCCGTGATGTCGAAAAGTTCACCGAAGTCTCGCAACTGTTCCTGTCACTGATCACGGACTTTCATACGAGGAATTGAGCGCCGGGTCGCCGCGACCAAGGCAAGCGCCCGGAAAAGCTTACCGCCTCGCTCCGGAACCTTGGGTGTTCGCTACCGGCGCTCAAAATCATTTCCCCTCCTTCACCTTTGCGAGCCTTTTTTGCCAATTACGGTTCTGCTGAACATCGAGTAGATTAGCGCCTTGTATTGCTTGCTCATTATGTTTCAACCAGTTCACGACTTCGGTTAATTCATCCACAAGCGGCTGCCGTGCTTCGGCTATGGCTGCGTCGAGTGCGGCGGTGTCGTTGTGATCTTTGATTTCGTAGGGGGTTCCGGCAACGCTGATTCGGTTGTTGTGTTCTGCTATCGCCGCCTGCGCTGCCGTTAATTGTCGTTCTAATGTTGCGATTGTATCTGTGGCCGCATGTTCGTTTAACGCCAGTTGCTGACGGAGTTGCTGTATTTCGTCGCTCATGCGGCCTCCAATTCTCGCAGCTTCGTTATGTTTGAGATTCGCTCCATCGCACGATCAAAGTCAGCGTGAAACTGATTGATTGCCGCTCGGATCATCGACATAGCTTTTTCATCCCGATAGATTTCAAGCACTAGCGCCGGAAATCCGCGCCGGTATGAAACGAAGAGCCATTTCTCGAATCCGGTTGCGAACATCGAACCCATCACCTGACAAGCGTATTCCTTCGGGAGACAACCATTGACCAGATACTTAACGTGCGTGTGAGCGGCCGGTGACTTGATTTCAAGCCCACAATCATATCCGGCTCCATTGTGAATTGCGGCGCCTTCGTAATTACCGGAACTCGCTGCGATCAGGCCATCCGGAGAACACCCGAAACGGCCATCGTCGGTCGTGATGAATCCGACTTGCTTGACTTGCTTGTCGTATTCGAGCGCATACCAGGGAACAGCTTCGTCTTCCAATAACTGGCCTTGTTCCGTGTTCCAATTCCCGGTGCTTATTAGCGGTCTGCCACTCCAAGCTTCGGCGACCTTTGAGTAAACGTAGCTCTTTGGCATTTCCCCTTTGCGCAATTCAAATTCGGGAGTCAGCAGGTTGCTGAGTTCTGAAGCTGTGGGTATTCCCATCCTGAGTTTGAACCAATCGATGTGACCTTGCTCGATGTCGTGAATCTTCATGCGAACCTCCGAACCGGAACGCTGACAGACCGCGACTGAGACCATCCTCGATTGAGACGAGCCCAAATCGTCCCGATGGAAATTTGCTGTTCTTCGGCCCATTGCGCGAGAGTTCCAGTAGTTCCAAACGCTGTTATGATCCTATTGTTTCTACGGTTTCTCTGCTGCGTCTGCATGTCGGCCCACGCGCAATTAGAAGGACAATATCCAAGTTCATTATTGATTCTGTGAAGCGTGTAGAGTTTGGGCTTCGGTCCCACATCCTGAAGAAACTTCCTGAAGTCATTTCTCCATTCATCGCAAACGGTAACGCCTCGACCGCCGTAGATTGGAAATCGAATATCTTTCGTGTCGTAGCAACGCCGAAGCATATGCTTCCATGATCGGTGTTCCGGTGTTCCACAGAGACCGTGCTTGAATCCCGGATTGTTCTTGCCTGACCAATCCTTACTCATTTCCACTCTCCCTCCGGTGACAGCTTTTCGCGCGCCGCCTTAGCGGCCTCTTTGCGCTTGAGCATGGAATCCAGCGTTTCCCATTTTTCGTCGGAAATATCCTCGAACTTGGAAGCGCCAGCGAATTTTAGGAATGTTTCGGAATCTGATCCAACGGCCTTCACTCGCTTCTCCAAGTCCTCAGCCAACGCTTTGCCAATTGGAGTTCCAATCATGTTCGCATCGTCCTGTCGAGATGAGCGCGAAATGTCCAGAAGATTACAAAGTGCTTCTCGCTCAGCTATAGTCGAGGCAGATAAATCACATTTTGTTTCATTCATTCCCGGCGCTCCCTTGCCGCTACGAGCGGTGAAGTCGCTCGAAACAGAATGCCCGGAAACGTGCATCAATGTTGCTGTGGCAGTTACGCGGTCGCCGTCCATCTTCTGGCCGGAACGAATCGAGAATCCGTTCTTGATCAGATATGGACGAGCTTGATCGTGGATTTCTTCACTAGACGAATAACGATACATCACGACTCCGTTACTTCCGGTCACCATCTTATCTGCCTGGATTTTTGGCATCTCGGACTGCAACTTCACGAATGCCGAGTTGAACTCGCGCTCAGCATTCTTGGCTTGCATCCGGTCGTAAAGTCCGACGAGGCTTTCGAGGGCGGTCACGTTGTCTTTCGTGATGCCCTTGTCGATCACCTTCTGAAGCATAAGAGCCACGGACGGCTCTGCCTTCGCTTCAACTAACTGCATTTGGGGAATTTGGTCTGTCATATCTGGATTGTCTTTCTAGTTCTTGCTGTTTCTCTGCTCCCGCGCGCAGCGGGTGATGGGATTGAAAGTGTGCGTCACACACGGCTTTGTTGTGGCCTTGAACGTCGATGATGCGCGTTGAGGGATAGGGGCCGGAACAAAACTCGCAGTATGGCCGGTGCTTCAATAGCCAGCGGTGAAATGCGCTCTGGTTTGGTGTCCTAATCCTAGAATGGGACTCCTTGCGAAATGGCATTACTGCCTCCATCCTTCGCCAAGTTCCTTTTCTCCTTGTTCGTCTCTGAGATAATCCAGCGTGCCGTTGTCGCTGCGATTCATCACGCGGTCGTAATACGCTCCGATTGCTTTCTGCTCGTCGGTGCGATTGTCTTCGCGATCTTCGATCTGCAACCGTCTGAAGCGCGACTGCATTGATTCCATGCGGAAGATGATGTCGTGACTCATAATACGTGACTAGGTTCGATTTCGTCTTTGACGAGGAAGTATGCGCTGCGCGTATTCTCTGGACGTGAGCGCATATGATCGGCGAGTTCTAGTTCATCGCGGTAACGTAGAATCGGCTTGGATTGACCATCCCATCCGACACATACAATCTCTCGTCTGTTGCTTTCTATGGTTTTGTTCATGCGAGCAACCTACGGAAGCGTTTCCGTTGTGTCAACAGCTTTTTTTGCAATCTTTTTTCAAGGCTGATCTGCGCTGCCGCTCGCCTCTGGTGGAGAGCCTCAAGTGACATGGTTTTGGGTTTGCCTTTTCCTTTTCGTCCGAGTGCCTGTGCGTGTTTATTCATTGTGAAAGATAAGAGTGAAATTTCGTTTCGTGTGCTGGCGGGTTGTCGCGCCACTTACCAAGCTTGATGTTGCAAGATGTGCAGAGCAATCCGCGCACCCTTCCTGTCGCGTGATCGTGATCTATGTTGAGCGATCTTTTGCGGTTATGCTTGCCGCAAATAAAGCAACCTCGCTGCTCGAAGGCTTTGAGGTATTTGTATTCCTCGCGAGATAGTTTGTAAATGCCTAGCTGCTGAATCGCGCGAGCGCGAGGAAACCACTCTTTCAATTCCTCGGAGTTCTCGAACGTCTCCTGATTATGGCAGACCAAACACCACGCGCCTCGCTTGCCATCGCTTGCCCGAATATAAAAATGATCCATCGGTTTTCGAGTATGGCATACAAGACATTCACGATGTTTCACGAAAACAACGTAACCGCTTCCGTTTGACACGTCAATCTTTTAATGCAATCACTTGCAATATGAAACTAGCAATAATCTCACTAATGGCCGGAGTTTTCGGATGGTTGCTTTGCTACGGCGCGATGAAAACTGCGGAGCAAATCGCAAAGCCCCACAATGATCGCATCGAGGCGATGCAGTGAATCTCGCGCTCTCGGAGAGTTGCGCCGCATTGAATCCGCATGTCGCCCGCTCGCGCACTCGCGTCGGCCTGCGGTGCGGAATGAACGGAGTTGAAAGTGAGTTCGCGATACGGCTTGAAGCCCAGAAGCGAGCCGGTGAAATCCTGAGGTATCAATTCGAGGGCGTTACGCTCCGGTTCGCCAACGTGAAATACACGCCGGATTTCGTCGTGTTTAAGTCGTTCGAGGTCGAATTGAATAGTTGCCAGTCAACATGGATCACGCATCATCCGGCGATCACGTTCATCGAAGTTAAGGGACCGTTCATTAAAGGCAACCGAGAGCGAGCTGTTGAACGTTTCAGGCACGCTAAAACCTACTGGCCGGAGTTCACGTTTGAGATGTGGCAGAAGAAAGATAGCTGGACGCAGATAATCTAAACCCAGCGCCAGCGCGCCGGTTCCTTGACGGGAGGAGTTAGGCCAAGCAACGCGCAAGCATCGGGATTCAAGTCGATAACATCCCTGGTTCCGCTTGTGTCCTTCAGTTCTACTGTCGCCGTCTTTCCATTGACCTCGACGATCACCTGTTTCTTTTCCGCTGCGCTGCCGAATGGCTTCCATTCTTTACTAGGAAGCGCGCATGATGGTCCGGTTCCCTGCGCCGTTGAGTGACCGCCGAGCTCGCTCGTCCCGATGGCATTGTCGCCATAGTTGAAACAATACTCGTCGGTGTGTCCCTGCGATTTGCACTTCTTGAACGCTTCAACGTCCGCAGGATCAGCGAAAGACGTCGCGGTAGTGGAATGCCACTCACTGTCGCCAGAATAGCCCTGAATGAGAGAATCGAGAGCGGCCTGTGTCTTCGGCCCCCAAATCCCGTCTGGCGTGACTCCTAGGATTTCCTGAATCCGTGCAAGAGCACTCAAATGCGACCCCTCATTGCTGTAATCGAATGCCGGACTACGTAATCTGCCGCTTCCCTAAGAAATTCAGGATTATCTAGAAACAATCCGATTCCTTTATTGCATCTCCCGCAGAGCAACGCACGAATCGTTCCAGTATCATGGCAATGATCTACATAGAGCAGGCTATCTATTCCATGATGCCTGTGGCCCTTCTGTTTACATATCGCGCAAACGCCATTTTGCATGAGGAACATTTCATTGTAGGCGTCCTGCGTTATGCCAAAAGTTTTAACTAACTTTTGATTTCTGATCTGAGATTTGTTGCGGCGATAATAAGCTCTGCATTTGGCATTTATTTCGGCCTTGTTATCCAGATACTTCTGTCTCCGTTCGACCTGATGCGAATGATAATACGCCCTACTTTGCGATTTAATCCGTTCGAGATTTTTTTGTCTCCACGCCATGTCGTATTGACGTTTCTTCTCCTTCTTGACAATTGCGCTCATAATATCGCCGTGTTCAGAATCATGACGGACAAAATTTCCTTAAATCCGAGTTCGCCCTCGCGAACGAACTATTCTGAACACGGCATTTCCCCGGTATGAGAAATTAAGCTGGCTTTGGAGGAGGAGGCGGGTTGAGTTTATTCAACGCCGTCTGAACAGCCGCCGCTGAATCTACAACGGCTTGTTCTTCGGCGGATAGATCGTCTCCGGTCAAGTTAAGATTTCCTACGGCAGTGCAAAGCGCACCTACAGCAGTGATGAACGGATTGAAGTCTGCATCGAATTGGGCTTGTGATACTGGCATGGTTTATTTCTCCTTTTTCGGCAACTTTTTGATAGCGTTAGCTACCTGCTCAGCCGCTGCCCTGACTTGAGCATCTTCGGTTGTGAAATCCTGTTTCTTTGCAAGCCTGATGAGTTCCCGAAGCTGAATGTTGATCCCGATTGACGCGACCAGAATCAGAATCAAGATCGCCGGGATCATTCATTTCTTTCCTGCGATTGCCGCGGCTTGATAAACCGTGTCCACGTCCGATTGCGTTACCGGCTGACCAGATGCCACGAACGGCTGAACGGCTTTCCCGACGCCTTGAATACCCGGTGACGCTTTCACGACTGCCGCGGGAACCTGCTTGTCGATGTAGCCCTGTAGCACTGCGCCGAGTGCATCCAGACCCGCACTTGCTAACTTTCCAGCCGTAGGACCGCCGAAGTTTTGAGCTGCTGCTTCTAGCGCAACCTGAGCGATCGTCTCGCTCGTCACCAGAACGGCTTTGCCTTGAGTAGATTGGAGATATTGCTTCTCAGCCGCGCATGACGTTAACCAGCATCCGATCGCGAGAACCGCGAAGATCAGGAACCGTAGGAGTTGCCGTTGCCACATTTTCATTGAAGGGCCGTCCGGAAAACTTTAAGCCCAATCAGGATGAAAAGAATCAGCCCGGAAAAGCTCTGAATCCTCGGAGCGTATGTCCAGTCTGCCGGAGCGAAGGCCCCGATGGCAGATA